AGGAAGCAGGCGTTCCTTGGTAAACCCCTAAACTTGTTGACAACAGGACGTTCACAATGGTAGAAGAAACAAAAGAGATGTTAGACGTAGCTGCTGCTTCTACTGCGGTACTTTCAATGGCTGCTTGGTTACCACCAACAGCTTCTATTTTGACAATCATATGGCTAGGTATTAGGATATATGAGTCTGATACTGTACAAAGTATAGTTAAAGGAACAAAGAAACATCTTGACAACAAAGACTAAATGGTGTATAATACATGAGTATACTAACTACTTTAGTAGGGCCAATCGCTAACTTAGCTAAAGGTTATCTATCTAACAAAGCAGAAGAGAAGCAAGCTAAGCATCAAGCTAAGATGTCAGTAATAGCAAATGATGCTGACTGGGAATCTAAGATGGCTGAGGCTTCTAAGGATTCATGGAAAGATGAGTTCTGGACAATAGTCTTAGCTGTTCCTATCTTTATGGTAGGTTACGCTATAGCTGCTAACGACATAACTGTTATAGATAGAGTAGCTGCTGCGTTTGTAGCACTAGAGGAGCTTCCTGAGTGGTATCAATACTTGTTGTTTATTGCTATAAGTTCTAGCTTTGGTATTCGTGGAGTTAGTAAAATAATGGATATGAGGAAGTAGACTAATGGCATTAGATGTTACAACAAAAAGCCCAGCCCCTTATCAAACTTCAGTGCTTCCTCAAGACACACAGGAAGAAGAAGTTGTCTCCCTTGCTAGTGGCTTTGATAACGAAGTAGACCCTTTTGCTGTGGAGCAACCTTCGGAGTTTAGACCTTTCTCAGAAGTAATAGACGAAGCGCAAGCTGCGTATGACTCTTCTTATTTAGAACAACAACAAGCTAGTTTAGACAGTACGTACGCTTCTTTATCTGATAGAGATAAACAAAATCTAGAGGCGTATGAAAGTAAGATGAACCGTTCCGGCAGGGACAGGGCCGCTATTAATAGAGACCACTCTAAAGCTTACAGCTACATACTTCAAAAAAGAGAAATAGGAAAGGATGTTCCTGAGTTAAATTTAGCAGCTTTAATGCGTGACAGTAAATCAATGGCACACAAAAGAAAAGACGTAGACTACTACCCTGAAAGCAGCTCTTATCGTAAAGGCGCTAACGCGGCATCTGAAATTGTTACTACATATTTAAAGGATAATGACATACCGCTTTATCAAGAAACGGAAGAGGGTACACGTTTATATCTTACAACAGGAACCGCTGCTCATTTTGCAGAAAAACCGGAAGGCCATGGTAAGTGGATTACAGCGGGTCAGGCTGGTAGCTATAGTACGTATTGGGAACCTAAGCCTAACCTTAGTTTTTTGGAAGGGATGACAGCTAATCCTGTGTTTCGTACAGCGTTGGCTGTAGCAACAGGTGGTACCTCTGAAGCTTTAATAGCGGTAGGTAAAGGGCTTTCAGGAGAAACACTAAAGACTGAAGATTGGATATCTCTTGCAATGCCAGCATTAGAAACTGCGGGTCTCTTAGTGCCTCCTACACAGGGAGTTCAGGGGAGTGGACAAGGGGTTTTAGGTCTTAGCTATAACGCATCAGAAGCCTTGATAACAGGAGCAATTACCGGAGACCCTGTAGAAGCGATTACTACTGCTTTTGGCCCTACGGTTGTTAAAAAGACCATAGATAAGCTCGGTGTTGGAGATGCCTTAAACACTTTTGCAAGTAATAATAATATAAACGCTGACGACTTGAATGAGGGAATTAATAAGACTATAAAATCTCTTGCTCAAGGCGATGATATAGAAGACGCTGTGCTAAAAGGTGTAGGTAAATACGTACTGGAAGGAGGAACTATTCTTCCCGATGCTGTTGAGGATGCTTTGAAAACAGCAGGTAAGCAAGTAGCTGCTTTAGTAGAACCAGTTACAGACGTTTTATCTGAGATTAACAAGAACTACATTAAACCAGTTACTTCAGAAGTAGGGGATGTTCTCTCAGCCGTAGATACCGAAGCTAGAGGTTTGTTGTCGACAGTAGACGATAAAGTGCTACGGCCTCTTACGCGTCCTGTTGGAGATGTCTTATCAACGGCAGACACAGCAGCTAGACAAGGTTTATCAGCTTTTGACGATGCAGTACTTAACCCTGCTGGGGACGTAATAGAAGACGTAGGTCAAGCAGTAGGGGACGTAGCTGAAGACGTAGGACAAGAGGTTGGAGACGCACTGTCAGCAGCAGAGACAGCAGTTAGACAGGTTATTGGAGATATAGACTTACCTGATATAGATATAGACTTACCAGACTTAGACTTACCTGATATAGACTTACCTGATATAGACTTACCTGATATAGACTTAAACATACCACAGGTAACGAGTGCTCCGTCTCCTACTCGTACTACAGGTGGTTTATTTGACGTAGCTCAGTTTGAACACGATGAGGGCATTAGTTTAGTAGGTAACCTGCTTACAGGTCTTACAGAACAAGACGCTAAGAAGTTAAGTAAAAAACAATTCCAACAACCCAAAGAAGAAATGGTAGACTTACTGTCAAACCCCTTTTCTAGTTCTTTTAACTAAAGGTATATAATTTAATGACATACTTAGAAGCTGTAAACAGAGTTCTTATACGCTTGAGAGAAGAAGAGGTGACCACGGTCAACCAAAACTCCTACTCTAAGCTTATAGGAACCTTTGTAAATGACGCTAAACGTATGGTGGAGGATGCTTGGGATTGGTCTTCGTTAAGAGCCACTATTACAGTCACTACACAAGCTGACGTTTTTTCTTACAACTTAATTGGAGCTAACTCTTCTTTTAAAACCTTGAACGTATTGAACGACACTAAAAACTGTTTTATGGAGCACATTCCTGCTTTTGAAATGAGTAACCAATACCTTATTCAGCCTGTTGTAGAAGGGTCTCCTACTCAGTACACTTGGAACGGTTTTACTGCCGAAGGCAACGCTATTGTAGATGTCTACCCTAAGCCTAACTCTGTAGAGTACTTACGTTTTAACCTTGTTCAACGTAGAGATGAATACACTAACGATTCTGATGTGTTCTACGTACCTACTCAGGCTGTCATTCAGCTTGCACAGGGCTTTGCAATGGAAGAGAGAGGAGAGACAGGCGGTCAGACAAGCGGCGCTATGATACAGCTAGGGCGTTCTACGTTGGCTGACGCTATCGCCTTTGATGTTGCTAGGTTCCCTTCTGAGACTATTTGGAGGGATGTGTAATGGCACAACAGTTACAGAATCTTGCAATCTCTGCTCCTGCTTTTGCTGGGCTTAATACACAAGACTCTCCTGTTGACTTGAACGCTGCCTTTGCTGATGTTGCAGAGAACTGTGTAATTGACCAGAGAGGTCGTATTGGAGCTAGGAAAGGCTGGAGTACTATTACTACTAACGGTGTCGCGGTGTTAGGCACAAGTGCAGGCATTGAACACATTCAAGAGTTTATTGCGTATGACGGAACAACAACTGTTTTCTCTATGGGCAATCTAAAGATATACAGAGGAACTACAACTCTTACTCAAATAGCTTTTCCTTCTAACTACTCTTGTAGTGCCAATAAATGGAAGACTGCTTCTTTTGCTAACAATGTTTACTTCTTTCAGGCTGGACATGCTCCTCTCAAGTACGTAGCTGGAGCATCTGCCTTAGTGCTCGTTCCTGACTCTGGCAGTACTGCTCCTCCACAGGGAGACGAAGTATTAGCTGGCTTTGGTCGTCTATGGGTTACATCTGTTGCAAACCAAGACTACAAGATTTATGGTAGTGCTCTCCTTGATGGAGACACTTGGCATGGTTCAGGTAACTCTTGGTTGACTTTAGATTTAACTAACGTCTGGCCACAAGGGTATGACTCTGTAGTTGCACTCGCTGAACACAACGGATACTTAGTTGTCTTTGGTAAGCGTTCTATTATCTTATATCAAGACGTTGTAGGAGCACAGGGTGGAGCTTTAACCGCTACCACTGCTGACACAATTAGACTGTACGACACCATTGAAGGTGTTGGTTGTATTGCTAGAGATTCTGTACAGTCAACTGGTAATGACTTGCTGTTCTTATCTAATCGAGGCGTGATGTCTCTTGGTCGTCTTATACAAGAAAAAGCTATTCCACTTAATGATATTAGTAAGAATGTACGCACAGACCTTATGGAGCTTGTCGCCTTTGAACTTGCCGCAGGTGACGGTAAAACAATCAAAAGTGCTTACAGTGCTAAACATGCGTTCTATATATTAACACTTCCAGAGTCAGACGTTGTTTATTGTTTTGATGTGCGAAGACCCTTAGAGGACGGTTCTTTTAGAGCTACTACTTGGAGAGGTTTAACACCTTTAGCCTTGTCAGTGTTTGCTGACGATGAGCTAATGCTGGGCTTAGCTAAAGACGGCTCTGCTCAACCAGCTTTAGTAAAGTACGACACATACAGTGACGGCGCTGAGCCTTATGAGATGAAGTACTTTAGTCACCCTCAGAACTTTGGTAATCCTACTAACTTAAAGTTTCTAAAAAAGATGAATGTTACAATTATTGGAGGTGCGGGAGAAACCTGTGTTTTTAACTGGGGATACGACTACTCTAATAACTTTATTAAACAGTCTGTCACATTTGGTGTAGCAACTGACGCAGAGTTTAATGAAGCAGAGTACAACACCGCAGCAGAGTACACAGGGGGTGTCATTGTTAATGAACCCTCAATAAATACTTCGGGTTCTGGCGTAGAAATAACCGTGGGGCTTGAATCAACAATTAATGGTAATCCTTTTTCTATTCAAAAAATTGACATACATGCTCTAACAGGGAGATTTATCTAAATGACTGCATATAACGTAACCACTAATTTTGGTTCTAAAGATGACCTAACGTCAGGAAATGCCGCTAAAAAAATTAAAGGCTCAGAGTTCACTACTGAGTTTAATAACATTGCTACAGGAGTAAACAGTAAGGCCGACACGACTACTGTAAACACTACTACAGCAACAGCTAACGCTGCGCTGCCGAAAGCTGGAGGTGCAATGACGGGCGCTATCACAACCAACAGCACCTTTGATGGTCGAGACGTAGCCACAGACGGAACTAAGCTAGACGCTATCGAAGCTAGTGCAGACGTCACAGACGTTACTAACGTAACAGCAGCCGGTGCTTTGATGGACAGTGAGGTAACCAACCTTGCACAAGTTAAAGCTTTTGCCTCTGCTGATTACGCTACGGCTGCTCAAGGAACTCTAGCAACCAATGCACTACCTAAAGCTGGAGGTACGCTGACTGGTGCTCTAAATGTTGATGTTGTGGCTAATCCTACAATAACACTTAAGAATACTGACACTAGCATTGCTGCTAACCAAGTTATAGGTACGGTTGAGTTTAGAGGTGCTGATGACTCAGGTAATGTCTTAGCTGGACACATTCAACAGGTTTCTGCGAATACTTGGGGCATTGGCGATTATGACTCTGACATGGTTTTCTCTACTAAGACAGG